AACTAAACTCACTTGAGAAGGGCTTGCCGTCAATCTTATCAATAGTTTGTCCATCAACTACATCAAACTCTCTGGTGTACATACCCATTCGCTCTGCGACATCACGCCGGATAGGTACAACACGTACATTATCTACGGCTATCCGTTCAATGGTAAACTTTAAAACTTCATAGGCTGTATTCTCTTTAGGATCATATCCTATGTATACAGTGTTAGGTGATTTCTTCATCTATATTCCTTTTTTCATTTCCATGATTAGGGTGAAAATTATAATTAATACTTGCTACTGCTCTGACTGCTGCTGCTTCTTCAACAGTGTCATAATATCCTAAATGTTTTTTAATATAATTTATAGATATTTCTGCACAATATTTTCTGTACCGTTTATAAAACCTCACACCTGAATAACCAGTTGTACTATTGGTTTGTAGTGTTCTATTTTTATTATTTTCAGCCTGAGTTACATCTCTAAGATTTTTTATTCTATTATCTGTAGGGTCTTGGTTGATATGGTCTATATGATTTTTAGGCCACTCACCATAATATATTAACCATACTATACGATGTGCAGTATAGTTTTTGTTGAGCACACGACCACCTAACCTAGATATCTGTCCAGAATTTCTACGAGTAATGTTTGTAAGTGCTTCTTTACCAGCCCATCTAGTATTCCAAGACTTCATATTTATTTTAAAGTTCTTAAAATATTTTGGTGATCTTTCTTTCCAGAAGAGTTTACCAGTATCAGGATTGTAAGTTAATAATTCTCTAGCTATTTCAGCAGTAAGTTCCATAATAATTATCCTTATACACTATATTTGTTTACTTGTCAAGCACTTTCTGCCCATACTTCTGACCAGCTACCACTCAATGCACCCTTTGCATAGTCAGTAGAGTGGTTCTCAAAGAAGTTAGTATGAGTAGGTGCATTAATCATAGTCTCTACCCAAGGCAGAGGATTACGTTTGACCTTAAAGATACCCTTCATACCCATAGAGATAAGCCTACGGTCTGCAATGTACCTGATGTATTCCTTTACTTCAGTATCCCTAAGACCTTCTACCTTACCCATCTTAAATGATAGGTCTACAAACTTATCTTCTAGGTCAACCATAGTCTCTGCAATGCTATAGATGGTTGACTTGGTTTCGTCGTTCCACTCCTCACGGTTCTCTTCGATGTAAGTTCTAAAGAGTTGGATCATACCCTCTGCATGTTGTGTCTCATCTACAATAGACCACGTTACAATCTGTCCCATGCCCTTCATCTTACCATGACGTGGAAAGTTAAGCAACATAATAAAGCTAGAGAACAATGCTAGCCCCTCAGTAAAGGCAGAGATAGCAGCAATCTTAATAGGCAAAGATATTTTCTTACTGTTTACATTAGCCATAAAGTACTCATGCTTCTCACGCATGGCATCGTACTCCAAGAACTCATTGTATGTAGAGTCAGGCATACCCAGTGATTCAATCAAGTGTGAGTAGGCTGCAATGTGTAGTGCTTCCCTAGCAGCAAAGCCTGACAACATCATACGTACTTCAGGCTGTGGGAAGTTAGGTAGGTAATTATCAATGTACCCACCAGCTACATCAATGTCAGACTGAGTAAAGAACCTAAAGATATTAGTTAAGAAATACTTCTCTTCAGTAGAGAGGGTATTCTTCCAGTCTTTAATGTCTTCCATCATAGGTACTTCAGTGTGCAGCCAGTGAGACTGCTCATGTTTCAACCACAGGTCATACGCCCACGGGTAGTGAAACGGTTTGAAGTAGTCACGTTTATCTTGAAGCTTTAATTTACTGGTCATAGTATGGCCTCTTTCCTCTGTTGTCTTTCCACTGCCTTGGTATGCCCTCTTCGTGATCAAAAGTATAGTGGCTGTTCCACATAGCACAAGATATACTAGTAAAAATTCCGTATCCCTTTGATCTTAAGTGACAGTACCACTTGTATATCATACTAACCCTCACAAGCCAAACACTCCTCACCAGAAGCAAGTGCTTCCATATCAATCTCTTGTATAATCTCTCGTTCAATCTTACGTGATACCTTGTCAGCCTTGCCAATCTTTTCAGAACGGCAGTAGTACATAGTCTTGACCCCTTTCTTCCATGCCATGAAGTGTACAGCATGTAGGTAGGTGATGTTTGCATCTGGCCTAAAGAAAACATTGAGTGACTGAGACTGATCAATATATTCCTGCCTATCAGCAGCATGTTCAATCACCCACCGCTGATCAATCTCCATAGAAGTCTTGTATATCTCTTTCTCTTGATCGTCCAAGCAGCGTAGGTGCTGCACTGAACCATCGTTAGCAATGATTGAAGACCAGATACGATCATAGTTTAAGTTAATATTCTCTTCACACTTATCTTTAATAAGCTTATCTAAGAACTTGTTTTTATTCAAGAAAGAACCACTCAAGGTATCCTGTCTGTAGGCGTTAGCTCTCCACGGTTCAATAGATGGAGAAGTATTGCCCATGATAATAGAGGAAGAAGCATTAGGTGCAATAGCCATGACATGACTACACCTTAGTCCAGTGCCTTGAGCATCAGGAGCCTCGCCTCTCTCACGTCCAAGCTCAAGGTTGGCTGAGTCAAGCCCTGATCTAATGTGTCTAAACATTTTCATGTTTGAAGACTTAGCCAAGGCAGATTCAAAAGGCATACCCTTCTTCTGTAGGTAAGCATGAAAACCCAAGGCTCCAACACCTACACTACGTTCACGCATTGCTGAATATTTAGCACGGCTAATACTATCAGGAGCATCTTCAATAAACTTACTCAGAGTATTATCCAACATCTCCAGCACATCTTTAAGAAAGCCTTTGTCTTTAGACCACTCATCAAAGTATTCTAGGTTAAGAGAAGACAAGCAGCATACAGCAGTCCGATCCTTATTAGTTGGTAGTATAATCTCTGAACATAAGTTAGACTGATTAATCTCCAAGCCAAGCTGCTTCAACCATACCGGCATCTTCTCATTGGATGTATCAATAAAGTGTAGGTATGGCTCGCCTGTTTGCATACGCATCTCTAAGATACGCTGCCACATATCCCTTGCTGATACAGTCTCTTTAATTTCTTTTGTATGTGGATCACGTAGGTTCCAGCTGTCATCTACATTGGGATCAGTCATGCAATCTTCAATAAGCTGCATAAACTTATTGCTGATATTAATACCATGATGGAGGTTCAAGCACCTAAAATTTTGATCGCCAGTAGGCTTACGCATTTCCAAGAACAAGATAATATCAGGGTGATCTATGTCTAGGTAGGCAGCATAGCTTCCCCTACGTGTACGTCCCTGACGGTAGGCTAGGCTGGAGGCATCATACATCTTTAGATGTGGCATCATACCCGTTGACTTGTCATCAGCAGAACGAATACCAAAACCAATACCTACACCACCACCATACATGGACAGCCAGTTAGTCTCTGATAGATTGTTTACTAACCCTTCAGCAGTGTCATCAATGTAGTTAAGGTAACACGAGATGGGTAGCCCACGCTTGGACCTACCGTAAGATAGTATAGGAGTAGAGTAAGACAACCAATGCTTAGAGGCATAGTCATAAAGTCTTTGGGCGTGATCGTTATCAGTAGAAAATGTTTTAGATACAAAAGCAAATCTCTCTTGCGGAGACAACTCATTATCCATCATGTAAGATTCTTTAAGCCTAGCAATACCAAGCTCATCAAACAAATGATCTTGTGCGGGGTTGATGTTGATGCCAAGGTGGGTCATTTGAGGCATTAGTTATTCTCCTTTATTGTATTCCATTTGTAGTATCATTTGTGCGTAGTGAATTACTTTACGTATGTCTTGCTCACCATCACCTTTTGTTCTGTGACGTGTAATATACTTAACAACATTGCCCTCAAGAAAGTCAAGCCCGTTAGAATAAATATACTCTACGGGCTGTATGCCACAATCTTTATAGTGACTGCCTCCTACTTGTTTATCTAATGATCTTCCCACTTGTTTACCTAATGATCCTCCCTTAGTTCCGTTTTCAAAGTAGTAATCTTCTTCTTTAGGTAATCCTTCTCTATCTTCACGCATCTTTCGTAGAATATATCTTTCTCTTCCTTCAGCCATCCACTTCACGCCTACTTCCTTTTAGCTTTTCTAAGCTTTCTAGTACAAGACTCAATCCAATTAGAAAAAGTGTTTGTAAACAGACATGGGGACACAGCGTGGATTATCAACGCCAGCCCAACTGCTATACCTTCTCCTAACAGGCTTAAAGAAAACAAGAAATGTTCTTTGTATGTCATGTTAACATCATTCAAATGTTTATTCAAGTTCTTTTCTCCTTAGTAAAAGATTTAGTTTATGTCTTACTTCTTTATTGTTGTCTGAGTTAATAACATAAGATGCAAACTCCCTAACCTTATTAGGATTAAGGTCAGCGTAGTCACATATAAACTCAAAGTTTTCACTGGTCACACCTATAGAAGCGAAGAACCAATTGGTAGCTTCTCTTCTTAGAGATGTAATACTACTTGATTCAGTAATACTTTTAGACTTAGTTGCATCCAATAGAGCTTGGTATATAACAGATAAGAATAAAATATTGTTTGAATCTTTTTTACTTTCTTCCTGTAACTCTAGTATATTATTTATATTTTGTTGGTTCATCCTCAAACTCTTGTACTGGCCTGTAGAACTTACCACCTACATAGTTATTATAATATGCCGCTTCGTCTGTACCTTCTAAGACAGAAGACAGTACATTATATTTCATCTGGTAGTATAGCTCATAGTATTTTAGGCTTCTTTTATTTTTAAACTCAGCTATAATTTGAAACTTAAAACTTCTCTTGCCTAACTTTTTAATATCTTCTAGCAGTGACTTAGAAGAACCCATATAAATAAGCCAGTTAGATTCTCTTTTGGTTGGTGCAGTACTACCCTTCTTTCTTTTCACTGGGTGCCAATACTGCTTGCAACCTACATAAGCTTTGCCTGTTTTCTTATTTGTAATAAGATAGACAAACCCAAAGTGTTTCTTTGGATTTGGTTTCTTACTATATTTCCAGTGCATTTAGGTAGTTACTTCCTCAACGTCAGGCGTCTTAACAACTTCAACCAACTCTCTTGTACCATTTGAGTACTTAAAAGTACGTATCCCTTTACCTTGGTTAGCATCAGACCAACACATACTCTTGTGTCTACAATAAACACAACCAACAGCAAGCTTAAGGTTACCAGACTTCCCATCAGGAACAGCAGCATAGCACTTAGAAGGTATGCTGCTTCCCTTAACAACTTCTTTAAGGTGCTTAATCCTGCTACTAGCATTGACCATCTCCATAGAGTGTACTGGTGTTAAACAAATCTTACCAGTAGATTTATCTATAACAAGAAAGGCTGCTTCAGCTATACCATTGGCTTGAGCATAGGAAGATATCTGTGCCATGTATCCAAAGGGATCGTCGTCAGCTATTGTATTAGACTCAAACTTTTTAAAGCTGAATCCAGAAGCAGACTTACAATCAACCAGAACCCCATCAATAACTGCATCCTGATGACCCAGTACTCCTTCTACTGTAACTTCTTTCTGTTGATCTTCTACTGTGTGACCTGCTATAGATGCACAGAGTAGTAGAAGTTCTTCAAGAATATATCCATATAGAAATTTAATGCGTGTACTTGGTGGTAGTTTTTCTTCTGTCGTTTCTGTATTAACATCATACCATAATTGTCTATCAGGCTTTCCTATTGCAGACAGCCTAAGATTTCCATTGCTCCTTGGTTTGCTGTACATAAATTCTTTGATGTGAACCTTAAGCATCTCACCAAAGTTATCTATGAGATCATCTACTTCTTTCTCATCACGCTCTATAGGTGTGAGATTAAATAACTCATAGATATCTTCTACTATTGTATTAATATTTTTCATAATAAGAGAGGGGTGCTACACTAACCCTATAAAAATGTAGCACCCCATCCTCACTTAGTTACCAAAGGGAATGTCGTCTGATTCAAGATCAGCCATTTGAGAGGCAGCGTCATTAACATAGCCACCTTCCACAACATCAAAGTCTTTATCCATAGCATACTCAATAAACTCAACTACTTGAACTGCTGCAAGATCAGCAGACACACCCGCCTTACCTGCATAGTTCCACTCAAAGGGGAGTGCTTTTACTGTAACCACACTACCATTCCCAATAAGTTTATTATCCCAAGGATTATTTTGGGAATCCACTACCGTAGGTGCTGAACGTGGACCGTTCTTACCCTGCACCTTACGTTTCAACGTGACAAATTCACCACGTTCATCTTCTTTGTTACGTACATTCAGACCTGCACCTTCTACTAAAGCTTTTGAATCTGCATCAAGACAGAGATCAACTTGCCAAGCAGGTTCAAACGTGCTGTTAGGCTCTACGACAGAGGCCCAATAGCATTTACCAGTTAGATATAGAGGTTGAATTGGAGGCATATTAATTTTCCTTGTGTTTAGCGCCACACCATTGTGGCTGTTGATATTGTGTTTGTCTACTACTACAACTCCATCAGTATACACTACCTGATTTAGAGTGTCAACTGTTGTTTTTGAAATTTTCTAAATAATTTAAAGCCCTCCTTACATAATTAATATCATCTTGTAACCAACCAAGTGCTGAGTTACATTTATTACAAAGCCATCCTCTAAACTTACCACTACTATGATCATGGTCTAATACCCAAGACCCTCTATTATATGCTTGGTATGCTGTATCTATTTTATTTTTTAAATCTTCTGAAGAGCTATTACAAATAGGACAGCAATAATTATCAGGAGGAGGGGGTGTTGTTTCTTTTAACTTGAGAACAGTTCTTTGCGAGGCATAAGTACACTCACTACATACATTCATATATGATTTACTACCATCTGTCCTACGCCAGTTACTTCCAAAAGAAGTTAGAGGTTTTACATTATTACATTTTACACATGGCTTAGTTACGGCATCAGGTCGTATAGATTTATTACTGTTAAAAAGTTCAAGTTGATCTGTCATCAGTGTGTCTCTGCCCATGTCTTACCAACTTTATAATCACAGTCTAATTCACACTTCATCTTCAGTGTCTTTGTTGTCTGTGTCATTGCCTCCTTTGTTAGCCTACAAAATCTTTCTATGTCAGGGATAGCTACTTCAAACTGATACTCATCGTGTATTGAGGCAACTAACCTCGCATCTAATTTAGTTTTAATAACTCGTTCCATGATATGAACAAGCCACTGCTTACATACTATAGCACCAGCACCCTGTAGTAAAGTATTAAGTGCTGCATGTTCTGATCTAATATGTAATAGCCTACCATCCAAAGCAGGGATTGTACCACTGGCAGCTTCTTTACTCACCCACATCCTAAGATTTTTAAGTGCTGGCATGTTACTCAAGAACTTAGTTATCAACTGTTGTCCCTGCTTGGCATTGCCGCCTACTACCTTACCAATCTTGGCTGCACCAGCCCCATAGAGCCACGCATAGATAAATGTCTTGGCTTGATCCCGTGTCTTCAGACCTGCTCTTTCTTGATTAGCTGTATGTACATCACCTGTTAATACAATGTTGGTATACTCAGGGTCATTCATATAGTGTGCCAAGCATCTTAGTTCAAGGCCGCTGGCGTCCACACCTACCAAGCGATACTTAGATACATCATCAACTGTCCATAGTCCTCTGCATTCTCTACCGTAAGGGCTATAGACAGCGGGAACTTGTGCCATATTAGGAACTGCATGTGCCATCCTTCCTGTTATAGTACGTAGTGTCATAACACTACCACGTACTCGGTTATCTTCTTGACACGCCATTATCCAAGACTTTATTAGGCCAGTACGTTTCTGCAATAGAAAATATCTATTAAACATCTTGGCTTCAGGTAACTTAATCTTAGACAAGACTGCTTCATTAATAATTACATTACCTTTCTCAGTCATCTGAGTAGGCTCCCACCCTTTAGCTTGTAGTCTATCAGCTATCTGCTTACGACTTGCTATATTGAAGGGTATGTATTTAGTCTTAGTCTTTAATACTACTTCAGTTGGTTCAAAGTCTTCTTCTGCCTTACGTTCTAGTCCATGTAACTCATCTTGCAACTGAGCCTGTAAGATCATAGCTTCTTGTATCTTAAATGCAAAGCCATTCTTCTTCTGCTTATCTAAGATAGCTCTGACCTTACACTCTAACTCGTAAGCTCTAGGGTTAAAAGCTTTACCTTCTTTCTCTAGCTCCTGTGCTACGTGACGGGTAACCTCTGTGTCACGCTTACAATACTCCAACATCTCAGGAGAGTAGTGTGCAAAGTCATGGAAGTCACCCTTCTCAAAGCCAAGGGTCTTACCCCAAGCTTCAAGAGAGTGACCACCATCACGTATAGGATTATAAAGCTGAGACTCAATGAGAGTATCTCTTATTTGACTAAGCTTTATATTACATCCAAGTAAACGATTGAGGACAGGAGCATCGAAGCTGATACCATTGTGCATAATAAAGGTATCAATTTGCTGCGACCAACTAACAAACTCCGAACACTCCTGTCCCACCCACGCCTTAATCTTATTACCTTCATAACTCCTTGCTACGATACAATGTATCTTTGTTGCATTCAAACTATCTGTTTCAATATCAACTATAGCTGTTGTCATTTCTTTATAAACCTACTCCTGTTACCCAATTTTCAGCAGCATCTTCTACATAATGTTCACTTTTATCTTTAATGACTATCAGCTTTTCTAATTTATTATCTATAAAACATTCTACTGTATAGGCACCATCGGATTGATGATGAATAAAGGCTGATCTACAACTGTACTCTTCACACCCATAGTATTTATGTAATGGCTCACCGTCTATTGGTTTCATTAGTCTACCTTAATGAGACAAGCATCCTCCACTGGAATGTGGAAGAACTTTTCTCCCTCTCTAATGTTTCTATTAGACACTTCTTTTACCTCGCAGTCAAGTAAAATATTTGCGTCAATATGCCATGCCTGTTTGCAATCGCTACGCCATACTATAAATGTAAAGAGGGCATCAGGATACTGCTCTTTCCACTTAAGTAGCAAGCGGTTCTTGCGGTAAGGGATACGTACTTCTTTCCAACTAGGGTTCCAATCTCCCTTCCAAGAATACTTAACCTCCACTTCATAGAGGTGGTGTGTTTCTTCTACTGCCTTGCAAATAATATCAAAGTCTTTTCGTTCTGTAGTATCAATAGTAGTGTAGTTCATATCTTTAATATACTTTAAGGTAGCTTTCTTAGCATCAGTGTCAGCTACTTCATACAAAGCTCTGTCAAAAGGTTTACGTTTACCCATCGTAGTCATTATTCTTCTCCATTCTGTTCTGTTTTTGTTTCTCATAATTTTTCATAGCGTTTTTTATAAGTATTTTGACCATTACTTTTTTTGTTTTTTTTGGTGAGTGCGCCACTGCTCATCCTCCTTTATAGCTCATTCATTTGATCGTGTTTATATCTTTTGGTTTCAGATAAATCATATTAAATAATTTCTAAAGAATCGTTAGGAAGATTATATTCATTTATAAA